GGAACGGGTACGCACCCTGCGTCCGTAAAGCCCTCAAGCATTATAAGGATTTCTACAAGAAGTACACTAAGGTAAAGATGAAACGTAAGATTGAGGAACTTGAAAATGCTTTTTGATGAGGAACGTCCGGTAAAGAAACCCTACTCAATATGGGAACTCAAGCAGGTCATAGATGCCATAGACGAAAGACGAAAGAAGCTAGTGTGGCATCGTAGTGAAGTAGCTGGTGGTGATTATGTTTGGGACGATGAGAATGCTAGGAAGGAATATGCTGAGTTAGGCAGGAAGAGAGGTAAAGCCTTAGTCCTGCTCACTTCTGCTGCACTAAAGTAATCTTCATAACACACCCCTTCGTTATCGCAGTAGCGTCAACGATGGGGTCTTTTTCGTCATCAGGATAATGACCGGAGCATACTATAATGTAGTCCTTCCTGATTGACTTAAGAATACCGTTGGTTATGCACAGACAGGGCTTTACCCGTGATAACTCTGACTGCACATAACCAGCGGGGTCAAGCCACTCGACTTCAACCATCTTCCCAACCCAACTCTTTGGGAACCTTTTCTTAAATGTTTTCCCAGCCATCTCTAAACTCCTCCCATTTGCATATCTTAATGTTACCCCTTCCTCTTCCTGAAGGAAACAGTATCGCGTGAAAGCGATTAATCTTCATCAACTCTTTAATAGGTATAATATAAAACCCATCCTCTGAAATGTCAGTGTAATCCTGAGAGTAAGGCACAAACAACACCACGACATCACACTCTTCAGAGGTGTACTTTGCTTTAGAAGCTCTGCCGTGCGTTAACGTGCAGCGGTAACTTCCATACTTGGAAATAGTTGCAGACTTAACCTGTATCCTAACAAGCCTCCCGTCCTTGCAAGCTACTATATCGTAAGGTGCTTCTCCCCCGAAAGGGAAGCTTACCTCATAGCCTAAAGACACAAGCTTGGCAGACACAGCAAGCTCCGCAACGCTTCCTGTCCTCCTGTTGCTCTTTCCCATCCACTTTTTTCACTTTACTCTGTACGAATGTACTCCTCAAAAGCTTGCCCATCCGGCCTTGATATGACCCCAGAAGAAACCATTTTATCAATTAAATTCCGTCTCTCATTGTAGCCTTTGGGCACGCCCACTGCATCAAAATGATTGTCAAGATACTCAGCCTTTACCCAGCTATTAGATATAGATTTAAAGTCATCCGGCAAACTGTATTCCAGCATTCTCTTTTCCTTATCTTTAATGTCAGAGATTCTTTTAACCTCTTTGATAACACTTTCGTAGTACCTTCTTCTTTCGGCGTTCTCTCTTTTTGACAGCTTGCTGCTTGGTTCTTTGATCTCAAACATATCCAATGCTTTTACAGCCAAAGCACTAGCTCCTCTATCTCTTTGCCCCATTAAGGGTTCATTCTCCTTAACAAACTTCCTTGCCTCTGCCTTTGCTTTCACTGGGTTATACTTACCCTTACTAGACTCCCTTAAAGCTTTTTGCACCGATGTCTCTGCTGCTGGTTCCTCAAGCAATCCAGACTTGTAAGCGGAGTTCATATAGTCATCATCAAGCCTGATAATATTCTCTTCGTCATCGTAATTGCTTTCTTTCATAAAAGCTTTCAAAGCTCCTATGGCCTCTTCAGATGTTGAGTTCCCAACCTTTAATGGTCTTGCCCTCTTAATTGTGTACCCCAGCGCATCCCTTATTAACTTCTCATCACCTTTGCGGAAGTAAGTCCTGTCTTCGATCTGCTTCTTAACAAACTCGTCAGCTATCCTGTTCGCTTCCTCAGTTTCGCCTGATTGTATTTTTGAAATAATATCTGCCTTCATTACCGCAGATAGCGTAGGCGAAAACTTACCTTTAAGTTGTGGCTTTTCTAAGTTTAAGCTCTCCCTCAAGGCGTATTGACTTTCTTTTAAGAACCTTTCTTTGACAAACCTGTTAAGCTTTCTCTTTGCCGTATCATACTCTTGAGGCTTATAACCTGTAGCCTCTCTGTAAAGCTGCCGACCCCTGTTGAGTGCGCTTATAGTCCTAGACGCATCAGTTTTGGTTCTTTCGGAAAGTCCTGTTTCCATTAATGAAAATGCTGTCTGGATAGCGTTGTCAATAACCTGTGCAGCAGGAACTGTTAGTGTATCTAAGCTTCCTGTTTTTTGATACCTCAAAGCGTTGCCTCCTATATAACCTGCAAGCAAATCCCATTGCCCTCCAAGGGCAGCGTTGTTTATCATTCTGTTTACTATCATCAGCAAACCTTTTCCTTCGTCTGTTTCAAAAGCTTTTGCTATCTCACCGTAGCTTGCGTCTTCTCTGTCTCTTCCATATGCCTCAAGAAATTGACCTACCGACTCGCCAGCCAACTGGGTCGCTGCAAACCATTTAAGAAGGGGCTTGTAGTTTCCATTCTCTGCTTCACCGATTATGTTTTTATGAAGGTGTCTTTGCATTTGCATACCCCAGTTTTGAAACTTAAAAACTGTTTTCCATTTATCGTTCTGCATAAACAAGGGAAGCTGGTCTATCTTGTACCCTCCTTGAGTTTCCTTTGTCCAACTCTGTAAAAGTCTTCTTGTTTCAGGTTGGCTATCAGGATCAAGAGGGACAGCCGTCTTCTTTCCTAAGATATTTGAAAATCTTTCAGACGCAACTTTTGATAAGTCTATGTTTTGCCTAGCAGCAAACCTAGCAGCAGAAGCTAGGTTTGCGTTATTCTTAATTACGTTAGCGTCTCCACTTTCCTCTATTAAGGATTTTAATTCTTTTAACAGAGCTTTATCTTTAGGGCTGGCGTGCAGTTTGTTTACAGTTTCTACAATTTTATTCGCATTAGGGCTGGCATCAAATATATCCATCCACTCCCTTCTGGCTAAATCTGCGGCAATAGTACCCTGTTTTCTTAAAAAATCTTCAGCACCGGAAAACCCTGTTACCCTGAGTGCTGCCCCGATAACATTATCCCCTCTTGTTCTTGTTGCCCCACCAAGGGATTGATTGTCAACCAAAGCTGTTATCCTCCCGATATCGCCGCCCGTTGCTCCAATTCTTTCCGCTAGTTGAGGGTCTCCTTTCACCCCTTTAATTTTTGACCCTATCTCATTTATGGTTTTGCCGAGCTGCTTTAATGCAGACTCAGCCATAGGGGAAGTTCCCGTGATTGTCCAAGTCTTAAATGATCCGGTTAAATTTTTTAATGCCGTTAAAGGGTTTGCTATCAAAGCACCAGTTGTAGTCTTGTTAATAGCAGTCCAAACTCTGTCGGAGTTGGGTGAAAAGATAGCTCCTTTAAGATTTTTAATGTATTCTTTCGTATATTCATCCCCGATCTCGTCAGCAATGTTGAATAAAAAATTAGGATTTGCCCCGCCTCCTTTAGTAAAGCTCTGGCCCCCAAAGTGTTCTATTTGAGCCAAGCTTCTTGCTGAGTTGTCTAAGTAAGAAGCACCCATATCTACGCTAAAATCTAAAGCGTCTGCTGGCATATCCGGCATTTCTCTTGCTCTTTCTAGGTGGTTGTAAAAACTAGCGGGATCATCAGATACTTCTTTAAGTGATTGCTTAAAACCAATATAGCCGCCAAGCTTTTCCTTTAGCTCGGCTTTATCTTTTGCATTAAAAACTTTAAGGATTTTTTTAACTTCAGGAGACTCTTCTCCCAGCTTATCGTAATTCTTAAAATCATTGTCAATAAGCTCTTCAAACTCTTGCTTTAACCTTCTAGGCCAGTAGCTAGAGTGTTTCCTTGCCAGCCTAACCTTCTTGTTTTTATCTTTTACAAGCACCCCAAGTGAAGACATTTTATTCCCAGCCCTGCTTGACGCATCATTCCATCCGTCAACTAAAGCCTTCCCCATAGGACTCATTTTGTCATAATACTTTTTAGCCCTGTCTACTCTTAGGCTTTCCTCCACTAATCCTTCGTGCAGAAAAGAAGGTTGCCCACCCTCTAGCTCTGTTAGCCCTTTTGATCTTCCTATTTGATCCCTTATAGTCTTTATCGACTGACCTGACTCTCCCCTGATCCCGCCATAAGGGGAGTGCCTAAGCTTCATAAACTCAGAAAATTCTTCATTTGCTTTTTTGGAAGCATTTCTATGCCTGTAACCCCCGTACCCCATCCCTTCAGCTTTCCTAGTAAACCGAATTAAATAGTCAGCCGAAAGATAGTTTCCATCGTCAACTGATTTCCTTAGTCCTTTTGCTAGTTGGAATAAAACACCATCTTCTCCAGCTCCAGATTTTTGAGCACCTCTTTCTAGTATGTCTGCGGTTCCCATATACAACCTATTAAGCATAGGCATATTTAAGTTACTAGCTGCCACATACGTTTTTTTAATGCCTTTGCTTAGAGGGTCGGTTCTGTTTTTTGCCCATTGAAAAATAGGATCAGAAATATATTTCTGAATATTAGTTCCCAGAAACCCATCACCTAATCTTTCTATTGATTGCCCTTCTGTTATGATTTTCCCTGACGGTGTTTCTCTCGCTGCTTTAGACAGGATCAAAGCCATATCTTCTGCTTGTCCTGTTTGCAAAGAGTTTAAGTAAAGAACCTGATCTTCAATCGCTTTTCTTTGATCTAGCTTAGGGTTAGATTTAACCGCATCTTCAAGCTCTCTCTTACCCCTTAAAATGGTAAGAGTTCTTTGCATCATCTTGGGGTCTGAATTATTAATTAAAATTTTAGGATTATTTTCTATGTTTTGAATATCCTTTTTTAGTTGTTCAACAAGCCTTTTAGCTGCGTTTCTTTTTCCTTTAGTTCTATTGCTCCTAGACATAGCCTGAGCTTTTACAAGCTTTTCTTTTAAGGAATCAAGCACCTCTACTTTTGCCTTATCAAACCTCATTATCCTTTCAACTGGCTTTGCTGATCCAGCAATCTTTCCAACTATACCTCCAAGACCTAAAGCTTCTTTATTCCTGTCAAAAAAAGAATTGAGATCAGATGGTAAGGGCTTGCCTTCTTTAATCAGGCTGTGAGCTTGAAGTGTTGCTTCATTTAAAGCCCCAGCTTCCGTGCCTCCTGCTGCAATTCTAAGAAGTGCTGGTGCATTTTTTAAAGTGTTAAGTACGGATTTAGTTCCTGCGGCAGTAGAGATAGTGTCTACAGCTTCAGAAGCGGTAGTTGGTTGTTTGGCGTAAGGAAGCCCTGAGTCATCAAGCTCGTACCCTGAGCTTGTAAGGTCTGCCATCACCCTACCTCCCAGAGCACCAAATAAAGGTGCAGCAATCTTCCCCCACGAAGGTAAATACTTACCTGCTTGCATACCCTTAACAAACCCAGCCCCAGCCCCTATACCGCCGCGAGTTTCTCGACCAGCTTTTTCAACTGTTTCTGCATCAAGTCCAGCAGCTTCCAGTGCTGGTTCTAAAACTATATCTCCGGTAGCTATGTCTCCTATAAGCTTTGACCCAGACATCGCATAGCCAAGCCCCCTGTCAACAGGGTCGCTAGGATGGCTTGGTAGAGAAATCTCACCGCTTCTTATAGCCTCCATTAAAGCACCTTTGTCAGCACTTTTCGGAGATGTTCTTTGTGACCTTAACTCCCTTCTTGAATCTTTAAATGATTTCCCTTTAAGATCGACAGGTTCTCTGTCAGGGGAGTATGGCTCTCTCGCTGAAAGCCTACGCTGATACCTTTGTTCACCAGCCTCATCTCTGACCCTATCAATTCCTAGCTCCTTATCCAGCTTGTCCTGTTTTTCCTGAGCTGCTTTTCTTTCTATTTCTAAAAGATTTTTGTCGGTCTCACTAGCCCCAAGCGGAAGCCTGACAGAGCGGCGATCTTTAGCACCTTTCTTTGATGGCGAAGGGTTGTCTAAGTAATACTTAGAAAGTATGTCGTCAATACTGGACAGTACTGCTGGCTTTGGCTCTTCTTTTTTAAAAGGGGGAGGCATTATTATTCTTCAGGTGGCAATGATGGAAAGCGTTTTTCAAGAGAATCCAAGAGTATATTTACAGCCTCAATTTCTTCATCAACAAGTTCACCTCTTTTTTTAGCCTCTATAAGAGCTTGCCTTTCTTTTAGGAGCTTTGTTTTTTCTCTATTTCTTAATGCTTTTGTTTGTATTTCTTCAGAAGCTTTATTGGCTGGAGGGGTAAAGCCATCAGGATTTTGTGGAGATTGTGCACCATACGTTATCCATTGTTTTATATGGTTGTTAGCTTCATTAATGGCATCTAAATACTCTTCATCGCCCAGTCCTTCTTTTATCTTAGGATACGCAGTAACTTTTCCAGCCAAATCAGTAGTGTACCCTATTGAGTAGTTCCCTCTTTTTCCTGTTTCTGGATCGACCTTCATAGCCATAACTTCCCCCGTTTCCTCGTCCACATCAAGCTCCCAACCCTTAGAGAAAAGAGTTGCTACAGTAACCCTAAGTGAGTTAAGCGAATTATTAACATCTTTTTGTTCTTCAGAAAGATCATTGTCTCCCGCATTAATCGCTTCCTGCAATCTAACTTTAGCTAAACTCAGTTTATTTTCGTAATTACTAAGAATTTTCATTTTAGTCTCAGCGTCAGTTAAGCTCCTTAATCCCTTCATATTTTTAGTTAAAAATGATTTAGTCAAATCTGGGTTTTTTAACATTTCAGGTGGAAGCGGGGGCAAAGATGGGTCTGATTCTCTCTGCTTGTTATAAATACCAACCATAGGTTCTAACATGTTTATGGCAGACTTATTTTTTTCTTCTGCCTCTCGCTGTTTCTCCCCAAATTCTGCTTTATCTTCAGCCCCCCCAATATTATAACCATCATTAATTGCTTTTAAAGCAATCGGGTCTCCCTCAAAGTCGCTCATCATATTTTTTATCAAAGGACTTTCCTCTCCGCTTATTGAGTCTTGTCTCCCTAATACTCTTGCGTACTCTATTGCTTTTTTAACCCTGTCATCATAAAGCGCAGATTTAAGCTCAAGATGCTTAGATAAAGCAGTTTTCTTTTCGAGACTCATATCTCGCAAAGCCCCAATAACGTCTCCTTCTTCCCTGAGAATCCTTCCTCCGGTAAAGTCAGTTTGCTCAACTCCTTCAGGGCTTGGCCCTATGCCGCGCTCTTCTATTGCTTCTTCCAAAAGTCTTTTCTTTGCTTCAGGGTTTCTTTCCATTTGCATAAGCAAAGACGCTGAAGCGGCCGCACCTTCCTTAGCCCTCTTGTCCCTTTCTCTTTTGTCATATACATCTTCGGCATATTCTCTTTGAGATTCTAAGTCTTTCAACGCTTGCTCCCTGTCTTCCCTGCGCTCCCTGCGTCTTGCCGCAGCGTCCCAAGCTTTTTCAAAGCCTCCTGAAAAGCCCTGTCCTACTCCTGCCCAAAAGTTTGCCATAATTTATTCTCCTGTATTTTAAGGTTTTTTCGCTAATCCTTCACCATAGCCTCCAGCAAACGATCCTGCCACTGTTCCTAGTATCTGACCAAATCCACTCGGTTGAGCAGCAATCTGTGCTTGTGTTGCCCAGTTCTGTGATTGAGTGCCAAACAGGTTGCCCTGCAACTGTTGTTGTCCCTGCAATAAGGATTGTGCGCTGGTAGGTTGATATTGGATTGGGTTGAAGGTAGTTGCCATACCCTGTCCCGCTCCAGCCATTCCACCAAACTGCTGGCTGACAGGGGCTAACCCGCTAAAGCTCTGTAAGTTAGCCATCTGCTGTTGTTGCATTTGTTGCTGCGTGGCAGTCCTTTGCATTGCGTTGGAAAAGGATTGTTGTCTGGCTTGATTGCGTTGAGCTAGTGCCGATTGCTGTTTAGCAAAGTCAGACTCGGCAGCTTGATTCCTTTGAGCAACTGCTTGTTGTTGCATACCAAACCCTGCGGTTCTGGCGTTCTGTTGTTGCTGCAAGCCCTGAAGCAAGTTCTGGTACTCAGACTCTTCAGCCTGATTACGTTGAGCCATAGCTGCCAACTCATCTGCTCGCTCACGCATTCTTTGTTGCGTGTTGAACTCGGTTCCCTGCATGTCTGTTGCAAACTGAGTTTGCCGAGCTTGATTAATTTGATTTAATGTTGTTTGCAGGTTTTGGAACTCTGCTTCTTGTGCCTGATTACGTTGACCTATCGCCGCAAGCTGGTCAGCGCGACTTTGCATTTGTGCGGCGTTATCAAACCCTGCTGCTTGCACGTCAGCCCCAAGCTGGCCCTGTCTGGCTTGATTAATTTGAGCCAATGCTGATTGTAAGTTTTGGAACTCCTGTTGTTCGGCCTGATTACGCTGCCCAAGCGCGGCTAGTTGGTCAGCACGCTCCTGCATTGCAGCTTGATTCCCTTGTGAAACCCGCTGCGTTCCATAGTCGTACTCTGTAGTAGCTGCAACATTTCTTTGCTGTAATGCTTGCAGTGCTGCTTGGTATTCCCGTTCTTGAGCTTGATTACGCTGCGCTATTGCCCCTAACTGATCTGCCCGTTCAGCTAATTCCGCAGACCGCGCACTCATCACCCGATCCCCTTCCATTGCATAGGCAGACTGTCTGGCTTGATTAATCTGATTAATCTCCCTAATCAAGTTATCATATTCAGCCTGTTCAGCTTGGTTGCGTTGCCCTAATGCAGCTAATGCGTCTGCTCGCTCCTGCAACGCAGCAGTATTTCTCTGCGCTAAGACTTGCTGACCCATTCCAAACTCTGCTTGTTCCGCTCCTGTTCTCTGCTGGATGCCCATTAGACGGTTGGCTAGATTCTGTTGGGCAAGGCGAGACTCATAATCTCCAGCACTTTGCCCTGATTGCAGGAATCCTATTAAGTCAGATAAAGCCTGACGTTGCCCTGCATCTTCAGCTTGCCTTACTGCGCGAGCCTCTTCCAATACTGCCCCGCCTCCAAAAATGTTTCCTGTTGCTGCTGCCCTGCTTCTAGCAATCCTTCTTGCTTCTTCAGACATTAAATCTGCTGTGCGACCTTCCTGTGCGCGATCAATGAACTGCTGTTCAGCATACCTTCTTCCGGCTACGGAAGTGGGGTCAGCCAATATCTCTGGAATGTTATCAAGCCTTTCCAGTTCCCGTGCTGATTCAGACCTCTCTAACGCATCCATAGCAGCCGCACGCTCCAATGAGGGGCCAACCCCTAACTCTCGCATAGCAGGGGCACTTCCTAGCCGTGTTAATGCATCCATCTGCCCAGCACGCTCTAAAGCCCCAAGCTCTCCAGCACGTTCCATTCCACCAAAGACTCCGAACCTTCCCAGAGCATCCATTTCTCCAGCCCGTCCAAGAGTTGGGCCAGTAGTGTCAAGCTCTGCAAACTGAGGTGCTTCCCCAACTCTACGCAAATCACCAAGCTCTCCCGCCCTCTCGTAAGAAGGCCCGTATCCTGATTCAAGGAACTGCGGTGCTGGTTGCACTCTGTCAAGAGTCCCTAGCTCACCAGAACGCTCATACTCTGGTGTATAAGCAACCTCATCAAGAGTAGGAGGTGCGTCTATTCTCTCGGAAACAGGAACATCTCCTGTCTCGTCCATTGTTGGAGCATCGGGTACTGGTGACGGCTCGTATGCTTGTGCCAATTCGCCAAGCAGTTCACGCGCAGCAAATCCAGTTGGGTCTGTTCTTTCTAAAACATCACGCCCAATCCTAGCTGCTTCCGGCCCGAACTGTTCCAGTTGGTCTAGCAGGAATTGAGTTCTTTCCGGCGAAGTTTCCTGCTCAAACTCCCATTGCTTCCGAGCCAGATCAACGTCAGACATTCCTGCAAAGTCTGCTTGAATTGCTTCTTCCCTATCTACCGATACTCTTGAGCCGTCTTCATCTAATTTAAAATATTGATATGCTGGACTAAATTCACCGTCAGCATTTTCGTAGCCAGTTAAAGTCCTTACATCTTGATTTATTGTTTGATCCCCAACAGACGGTAGCCTTCGTCCGTCATCCCTTAAAGTGTACCAAGGCTGTCCTTCGTATTCACTAGCCCAAGATGGCTCATTAACCCCATCAACAAGCTGAAGATTGCCACTTGAGTCTACGGTGAATAGCCTATACTCATTTTCAGGTAATTCATTTCCGTCAACATCCTCACGGTCTGTTTGGTAAATCTCTGATGGGCCAGTGGTTCTTACAGTTTCAGAGGAATAAACTGGGGTTGCTCCTGTAGGAACCCCAAGACTCTCCCTCATATAGCCCTGCTTCATTACCTCGTCACCAAACTGCATTGCCCGTTGCAGTTCCATCATAGCCTGTGCTGACTCAGTATTAGCCGCAGCTATGTCGGCAGGAGAGGGTGGTGTTGGTGCTGGAGGTGGTGATGATTTGCCCATAATTCTATTCCTTTATTAATCTTCTCTTTGCTTGCCCCATTGAAACACTAATTATTCTATCGTTATGCTTTGGCCTAACCCAAACCATTGAGTCAGCTTTATGGCCCATATCGTTAAACATCTTTGTATAAAGTTCCTTTAACACTCCGTCTCCCTTTGCTACAGCAGCATCTACAAAACAAATCCTGCCACCAGTATCTATATAGTTTGACTTGCAATCTTCAGGGCTGTCAACGAACCGCAACAGAACTGCTCCAGCAATTTCCCCATCCCTCACTACTGTCCAGTACCTCTTTTTGACAACGAACCACTCTACCCATCTTAATAAAGTAGCAGGTTTCCAATCCTTACAATGGTCAAGATTCTTATGAAGAAGTTGCCCAATCGCCAATGTCATTAAGTTTAGTGATGTCATTTCTCTGGATCAATGGGCTGACCAAACGCACTTGTCTGGACTGATTGCAGGGCAAGCCTTCCTCCGTCTGCCTGAATCTTAAATTGTAACTGATTAAATCTTCCTTTTGAAATTAGATTGTAACCTTTTCGGATAAGCCCTGTATTGGATGGGAGCGTTACGCTCGTTGCCAGTGTTTGAGCGGAGTCTGACAAATCCTTATAGTAGTAGAGATTTCCTGTAACATCTGTTGAATGGTTGTTCTCCAGATTAAACTGAACAGAGTAACCAATCTTATCACCCCACGTTTCCCCGTATCGGTAGGCTCTTGTGATGATATAGCTCTCGTAATCCTCTCCAGCATCCTTATAGTCTGCTGCGGTTGTACTCGCTTCTGCAACTGAATCTCCCCACGTAAAGAAATACCCCTGCTGATCTCCCCAGTTCATCTTCAGCTTGCCTTCAAATGCACTGATAACAAATGTTCTTGGTTCCCAGCCTGTCCAGAACCCGCACCACGCTTCCACCTGCTTGTTATAAACGAAAACCGTGTCCGGTGTGGTGGCTGAATCAAGAGGTGCTGCAAGAAAGTATCTGTTCCTCCAGTAAACAGCACAACAGGTTCCAAGAGCATCCTTATTGATGCGCTCCATATACTCATCAATGGGCGTGCTTATAGGCTGGGAAACATCAGTCCTTGTGCCAGCCTGAATAGTCTGAATGGACTGCACCCCCTGTCTAGTCAGGAAGAAAACATCTGCACCAACCTGCTGCACCGTCTTGTCTGCAACGCAGCCAGTACGGTTATTGATTAGCTTAATTTCCCACTCCCAAGGCTGCTTCAATGGATCAGTGTCCACCGAATAAATACTTCTCTCCTTAAAGACCAGCAATGTATTCTCTTGCCACGGCATCATTGCGGTAATCGGATCACCGTCATCGCCAACTACAATCTGGTTTGCGGCTAAGTCCCAAGACTCACCATCTATAATGTCGGACACATAGATCAGATCAACAGGCACACTAGAGTCTGCGCTAGTAGCAAATAGCCTGTTCTTTTGGCTGACTAATAGTTTTGGCTTTAGCGGAGTCTGAGTAATTCGCACCGTTCCTGTTGCTTGCGTCCCACCCGAAGGCGGAGCAGCAAAAGTCATAGTAGGCGGGGTGGTCGCAGAGTAACCGCTTCCAGCATCAGTAATAGTTACGCTTACAACTTTACCACCGTACCCTAAATTTGCTGTTGCAGTCGCGCTTCCACTGGAGAATGTCACTGCTGGTGCTGAAGTGTACCCTTCGCCCTGCTCTGTAATATCAATATCAGTAACCTTACCAGCAACAATGGACTGATCGGCCAGTGCTGAATCAATATATCGCAAAGCAGCACTCTCATCTGTAAAATACATCCTGCTGCCCATCTGTGCGAACCTTACATTCGTTCCTGTATAAGTTGCCCCCGTAACCGCAAGCAATGAACCGTTTTCAGCTATAGCTTTTAGGTAACCCGCTCCGTCAGCCACAAGAACATACTCGGTTGGGCCTGTATCAAAGTAAGCACATGACACAACCGGAGCTTCAAGCCCCTCCCACAGAGATGTCTCCGCTTCCCAGTTGGTATTAACGTCTTCCCAAATTAAATAAGCTATTTGAAGTAACCCACCCCGCCTTGTAGCAGCATTTCCAAACGGATCAATGTCGATGTTCTTCCCAATGTCATAGGAATTGGGAGGCATCAGGTTATCACGGGACGCACTAAACTGTCCTCCTGAAAAGGAGTCGTTTCCGTCAAGAATCAACGGGTCATCTAGTGAGTTATTGGATAGTATGGGCATTAGTTAACAAAATCCTGTGTTTGCCAGTGATCCGGTACTTCAGGGATTACCCGATTAACCTTTGCTGGCTGAACATTGTCTAAATCCCTGCAAATCTGTAGTAATGTCGTTGCTTCAGTAAATTTAGCCTGTGCTTTCTGGTACTGCATTGACCTCTCCAGCATATCGCCCTCTGCATAGGCTAATAAGACGTTATCAGAGCCTAGAATCACCGGAGAATCCGAGTCACCCAACTCAGTAAACTTTAATTTGCCCAGCGCGTACAATGTTCCCGCGTTTTTAGGCGTAGGAAGAGGCTTAATGCGGCAGTTACCGCTGGCATCAGGGGGCAATGGAGTAAAGTTGGTAGGATTAGCCCGACGAGAACTTGTGTTCTCCCAAATGTTAGGGTCTAGCTGGAAGAATTGTATCCAGTTAGAGCCAACAACCTCTATTCCGTCTTCTTTTCCTGTCTCAGTGAACTTTGTTGCCACCACAAACTGCAATCTGGGGGCCGTTGCCGCAACAGTTGTGGAGGTTGGGTAATAAAAGATAGTAGGATCACCGGACAAAGTAAGAGTTTCGTCCTCTGCTGCTACAGACTTGGTTACAACCCCCAGTGAGTTAGTCCATAAGCCTGAATCCCACAGCATTCGGTAGCGGTTATTGATAAATTTCTTGCAGGTCGCAACTGAAGCGGAGTCGGTATCGCTCAATTTAGTCGTAACCTGATCTGCCAGTTCGGTTAAAGTCATTGTCCTGCCTCTATTTGTTGTTCCAGTTGGTTAATGTATCTTCCAAGCTCTCTTATAAATTCCGCTCCCTCATCTGTTTCTACAGCATTCGCAAACCCCACAGGGTTTCTCTCCGTTATCTCCTGAAATCCGTTCAACTTCACGTTGACGCACCCTGCGTTCCCTAGCATTAGCAATAAGATCGTCAACCATTTCGTCTTTATCATCTTTTCTTTTCTGAGCCATCTGCGCTCTTGCAATATCCCCCAAAGACTCAACCGCGTCTATCAGCCGTGGTAACGCGGCCAAGCCTTTGAGAGCTTCAACTATCATTTCTTCTTGCCATTAGAGGCGTATTCTTTCATCGCATCTACTATGCCCTGACCTCCGATGTACGCAGGTACGATTATGATTACGGCACTAACCACCTGTTCAGTTAGCTCTGGTGACAAGTTCAGCCATTCAGTTGCAGCTACAGTCAAAAGACCGCCAATGGCCATCCATAGCTTTCTACTCTTTAGTTTTTCTTTCATTCTTCTTTTATGAGTTTAATGATTTTAATGCCTGTCCAAACGCAAGTAAGGAGAAGCATTACTATTTTTAGAATGACCTCCAAATCGGAGAAGGATACGGTGGCAAACACACCACCGTTCACTCCAAATATTTTTAACCATTCTAAATCTTCCATTTTACTCCACCCGATTTATCTAAAGGTTATTCTGAAGGTGCTTCACCTGCTTGTTGCCAAGGGAACTTGGCTGGCAATGGTCGCGCCTTTGCTGCTTCAATTTGTTTGTCCAGCGAATCTTTCCAGCCGTCAGCCTCGGCAACCGAATTAGCTTTATCGACTGCCCAAGATTCTGGGAGATCATCAAAAGGAATAAAGTTGTCTGGGTCTAACGGGCAGTTGATTGCACTGTCCATATATGAACTGTAACCGTCATCGGATTGGGCGGTGAGTCCCGCAACGAGAGTGATTACTACTTTTTGCTCGGAACCATTTACTTCCTCAGTTTTTACAAGAGGCTCTAAACGAGTCCAGTTATAGGTGTTTGGCATAGTATTTATTTATTATTGTTGTTTTCAGAGTGACTGAACCTTCTGTTCAATCGCATCTAATCTTTCACGGAGAGCTTTATTCTCCTCAGTTAATTCTTTAACGGATTGCACAAGGAAAGGAACCATTCCTTCATAGTCCAGTTTCTTGTAACCAGTACGCTTGCACTCCCTAACAATGTTTGGCAGAACAGGCTCAACTTCTTGAGCAATTAATCCAAAGTCATGTCCCTCTTTTTTCGCCTTATCATTCCAGTCAAACTCAACTGGGCGAAGTTTGTTGATTGAATCTAAAGCCTTAAACTCTTTTACGTTTTCTTTTAAACGAGAATCAGATTCACCAAATCCATCATCCCAATATGGCTTAGAGCCGTTGCCGTCAGAGAATAGATAATCCATTCCACTAAGACCAAAAGAAGAACCTCCATCAAAACTCCAAGCACCATTACTGTTAATGCGGAATACTTCAGAATCATTAACAGTTAATATTGTTGAAGTTCCACTGCTAATGTTAAGTGACCCTGAAGTGGTTGAGCCACCGTTTTGTTGCTGTATTAAAATTCCAGACGCACCACTGTTATCAATCAGCAACTCCCCGCCTGATGCTGTACTGAAATATGCCTCACCTTCCACGTGAAGGGTTTGGGTCGGAGATGTAGTGGCTATGCCAAGCTGACCCGACGAATCTATGGTCAAGCGCGGATTAGACGATAACGCAGACCCATTAGAAATTTTAAATTTATCTGAATCATTATTATCAACCCCAGCAGTCCAGTTAGTAACTCCGCTAATATTATACTGGATTGATGCGTCGCCTGTGCCGGACTGACTGATCTTTAATGGAGGAGTTTCTGCGCTTAGGTCTGACGATATGGATACGATTCCGTCAGAATCAATCCGCATTCTTTCAGACAACGGGTTTCCGGTGGAAACTCTAACGTAGTCCTTTGCAGTAAACCAAAGAGCACTATTACTACCATTATGAGCACTAACCAGACATTCGGCATCTGCATAAAAGTAAATTTGCTTGCCACCACTGCCCCCTATCTCAATAGAATCTCCAGACGCATTATTTTCAACAGTAATAGTCCCGTTGGTAGTGTCGGCTGTGATTAAATCACTGCCTTCAATAGTCCCGTCACCCGTCCAGACTCCTATTTGACCGCTTGCAGGAGTGCCGACTTTACTTACGTCTCCACCGCCACCTCCTCCAGAAGCATCCTGCCAACTTGGTGCAGAACCGCTACCGTTACTGGTGAGGACTTGGCCACTTGTACCGTAATTAGCACCACCAATTCCTAGCTGACCGGAAGAGCCAATCCGCATCCTTTCAGCGTTGGCAGTGCCAAACCACATTTCTGAACCGCTTTCAGTAGCAGTAAGATAAGATTCATTATTGGTGACATCATACGCTTGCTGAAATCTGACAGTACCATTCTCCTCCATATTGATATAAGGATAAGAAGAAGTAGCGTTAATTGTTAGGTTTGCGTTGGCTTGCTCAAAGTTTGCGTTGCCGCGACAATCAAATTTTACTGTCGGAGACGTAGTCCCGATGCCACAGTTGCCCGATTGTGTAATTACAAGCCTTTGGCTCGCTTGCCCTGTTGCGTCAGAGATTCCAAAATTATCTGAACCATCAATACCAAACCACCAGTTGTCTGCATCGTTACCAGCTTGGTACTCCATCACACTGTTGGCTGTTGCGTTCTGAGCCTTTATAGCAACAACAGCAGCACCATCTTTCCTGATGTGAAGAATCTCAGACGGAGCCGCAGTCCCGATGCCCAAGCGATTATTAGAAGCATCCCAGAATAAATCATTCTCTCCAGCTAAAGTTCCATCACCTGTCCAGTAACCAACTTGACCAGAAGCAGGAGTCCCAACTTTACTTACATCTCCACTGCCACCTCCAGAAGCATCTTGCCAAGTCGGAGCGGAGCCAGAGCCATTACTTGTTAGCACTTGACTGCTTGTTCCATAATTAGCCCCTGCTAATCCCCAACTTCCATCAGCAGCAATTCGGAATCTCTCTGCACCATTAGTGCCAATTTTTAAGGCATCATTCTCTTGCTGCATGATGACTGCCTCTTCGTCGGCATTTAAACCAATTATAAGACCGTCAGTAGAAGTTTGGCCTGTAGTTGAGTTTGACCACTGAGAATACACTACACCACTGTCTCCAGTGTGTGCGTGTACTTTATTGATGGCAACCGATGTTCCGACCCCCAGTTTTTCATCGGTGCTGTCCCATACTAGATTGCTGTCAGCCCCAAAAGAACCACTGTTATTAAACTGAATCTGACTGTTTGACCCTGCTGGGTCTGCGGTAACGGCTTGCCAAGAACAAGTGCCGTCTCCATCTTCTCTCAGGAACTTTGACCCACCACTTTCTCCAGTGGATTTAATTTCAGTTCCCTCAATATCAACATAAGCCCCATCAATCGCAGTACCATTCCAAGTCCCTGTTGCGATTGTGCCAAGTGTAGTAATGGATGTTTGCCCAACGTAAGCAGCATCTATGTCTATGGCATCTGCACTAACACTAATGCGGTTGCTCGTTCCGGCTGCGTTTATAGTTACCGTCCCGCTAGTGCCACCTCCGGTAAGTCCGTTTCCGGCAGTAATCCCCTCAATATCCCCAGCCACAGTCTGCCAAGAGCAAGTGCCATCACCGTCCTCACGGAGAAATTTAGTGCCTCCGCTTTCTCCGGTTGACTTAATCTCTGTGCCTTCAATATCAACGTATGCTCCGTCTATTGCAGTCCCCTGCCAGACTCCTGTGCCGATTGTTCCTACCGTTGCAAGATTGGCCGCGCTGGTAATGGCAGCTTGCGTTGCTCCCGTTACAGTTGCAGCAGTCCCGCTTACATTTCCGGTTACGTCTCCAGTTACATTTCCAGTTACATTCCCTGTAACCGCTCCAGTAATGTCTCCAACAAAGCTAGTTGAAGTTACGCTGGATAATCCTGTTAAAGTAGAATCAAGATTTACTGTTAAAGTTTGGCTGGATGCTGCTGTGGTAATATTCGTTCCACCCGCAACGTCCAAAGATTGTGAGTCTAAATCTACTGACCCTGTTCCGCTGTCTCCCTGAAAATCTAAATCCTCCGCAGTTACCTGTGAATCAACATACGCAGTAGTAGCAACCTTTGTAGAATTATCTCCTGACGATTGAGTAGTTGCGGTAACACCATTAGCTAAAACAGATGTTGCCGTAACATTTCCGGTTAAATCTCCAGTTACGTTGCCTGTAACATTTCCAGTAAGATTGCCAGTAACATCCCCCGTCACATCACCAGTTACGTCTCCGGTTACATCCCCCGTGACGTTGCCCGTAACATTACCAGTAACGTCTCCGGTCAGTCCTCCGACAAAAGCTGTAGAGGTTACGCTGGTTAGGCCAGTAATTGTGGTGTCAAGATTGAGAGTAACATCACCACTTGATCCACCTCCGTTAAGGTTAGTCCCAGCGGTAACAGCAGTAATGTCTCCGACTTCCGGTGTGAACCATTCCAGTGTGCCGGAAGAATCAGAAGTCCTTAAAGCCTGACCACTTGAACCCACCGCAGCAGGTAAAGTAACAGTGTAACTGGTAACTGCTGAAGGAGTACCAATACCGACATACTCCCCGCCAGCATCATCTTCCAAACGTAAGTCAGCAGATAAAGTAGTGATACCCGTAGCCGCAAGAGTGCCTGTGGATTTAACGCCAGCGGTGCTAATCTGTAGCGCAGAATTAGTTGCGTCACCGTCCTGTACTGTATCCAGTGAACCTGTTACCCCACTGGCACTCGTTGTTTTGAGTAACTCAGTGTAACTTGATGCAATAGTTCTTCCCGTTAGCGTAGCCATAACCTAAAACCCCCAAGCCTTCTTAATTTGTTTTGTCGTAAACTTTGATTTTTTTAAAAAGCGGGAACCTTGTTTTTGTTCCTGCTGATAGTATCCGGCCCTTACCTGCTCTGCTTGAGAAGGTAATTTAACCTGACCGGACACAGCAAAGCCTTCGTTAGCAATGCTGCGTTCATAGTCCGTACCGTCTATCGTAAGACGATCCGTGCCGGACTTGACAACCTTCTCGATAACTTTGCCGTCTTCAGAGATAAAAGAATAGAGAGGCATTTAATAACCCATCTTTTCGTCTTCCTCTTCAGCCGCAGCGAGAAGTTCCGCTCCTTCATCTTCAAGAGCTGCATCTTCTTCAACAGGCTCTTCTTTAGAAACGTGCTCCGCATACTCAATGGGAACGCCACCCGCGCTCACCAGCTCAATGTGAGCCGTGCCGTCATCATTAATTGCAGCCACATTACCCTCGACCGCATCAAGTGAAACTGTATCTCCAACTTCAGGAGAAATACCTTCACCCATTTCATCATCAGAGACTAATGCCTCCATAGGAATTTTAATCATTTCGCAACCCTTTTTCTTTTTATTGGAACGACCGTGAGAGGGAGGTTTCCCTCCCCCCACGGCAATTATAATGGTCATGCCTTTTGGCGATTTACCTTTGTGCATGACTTGAGTTATTAAGCAGTGCTATCGCTCTTACTACGCATAATAACGTAGTAGTTGCAGTTCAACCGAAGCGTAGTCCAGAATGTTTTGAATCCGGCCTGTAACTTTTGGTTCAATGGATCACTCTTATCAGCTTGATCGTTAATAATAACTTTCGGGCTGAAAGGAGACTGACTGCTTAGGTCAGGACATCCGTATGCCTGTTGTCCCAAGAACAACGAAGCGTAGATGTTCGCACCAGCAGCACGATCCTTAGTTCCACTGTTGGAGTAGGCGAATCGGTCATCGTCATCAGACGCATAAACCGAAGACCAAGGGTTAGTTGTCATCACGAACTTCGCGCCGTAAAGACTTCCAACTTCTCCTTTGTACAGGTCTTCAACATTGCTGTACTGAGCAGCATTAACCCAAGTGCTGTCCTTCATTACGTCACTGATGACTTGAGGGCTTGCAGCACAAACGTACATTCCACCTTTGGCGGGTTGTGCGCGGTTAACTTTCAGCTTGGTAACTGCGTCGAGGATGTCGTTCGCATCAAGGACAGCATCAGCAGAGGTAACTGCGTCAAAGTCGGAGTAATCAGTAGAACCTCCAGCATACATCTCAGAGAGAGTATCACTGTTATCGAGAGCCGAACCGTCTCCGTTTTCCTTTGCAGTGCCAGCAGCATTTGAACCAACAACAGTGTTGCGGGTCAATGTGTCCATATCCAATGCGGCATCTTCACCGTTAGTCTTGATCGACTGCTGTAAGCTGTTGAACAAGTCTGTGGCAGTTAAGATGTCGGTCAACTCAATGACCTGACCGCGTTGTGACAATGCTTTCTCAATCTTAGATAGAGTGAGAGAACGAGTTCCACTAGGAGCAGTGCCCTCAGTCAACGCTTCAATAGCGGAGGTTGAAGGTGCGCCAAAACGGAACATAGTGATCGCCTTGTGGCCCGACTTCGCAGGAAGCGGGGCTTTCTCAGCGAACTGATCCAAGACCAGTGCCTGAACAGCATAGGACAGCAATTTCTTGCTGAAATAGTTCTGATACTGGTTGGATAAGGTGCTAGTAGTATTCGTAGCCATTTTATCTTTCTAGTCAGCTAGGCGTTGTCTGCCTCCATAGCCGCACGGCGCAGATATTCTGTCTGCTCCGCATCTGAGAGATCATCAAATGATCTTTCCCCATCGACTCTTTCGTTGGTAAACCCACCACTTACTGACATTTTCTTTTCCAGTTTTGTTAGTTTATCGGTTAGTTCTTTAACTTGTGCTTCGCTCGTTTCAGCACCAGCAGCTTTGATTTGTAACTGGGCAATCTTAACCGCTTGTTCCAAGCCAGCAGCACTCTGCATGCTCGGATGTTCGGTGAGGATCGCGTTAGCTTTCTGAGTTAACTCTGAGTCAGGCTTGCTAAGTTCAGAATGTTTCTGCATGAGTTCTTGTCTCTTGCTTTCAAACGCATTCCAATGTTTCTTAGCTACCATTTGCTGCTGTGCTTTATCGCCTTCTGCTCGAACCTCTTTGGCACGATTGACAGCGTCAGAAGCGAGATCATCATCCCCCTCTTCCTTTAGCCTTTTAGCAGCGTTCTCGTAGTCCTCGGCAGTGAACCCCTTTTCATCTCGGTAAGCTTTCCCTTCGTCCAAGTCAACTTTGCGACTCTTCAGCTCTTCAGCTTCCTTCAGTAGAGCTTCACGTTGACGCTTAATCTCTTCCTTTTCAGCATTAATTTGCTTCCAAGAAGAGGTCTTACGTTCCTCGTTCTTTTCCCACTTACTCTTCTTCGGCTGCTCCTGTACTTCAGGAGCTTCACCTTCTGTCAATGAACTAACCTGTTTATCGGCATTATCCTCAGTACTGTTCAGTACTTCAGTTTCCGGTTCCTGAACCGCTTCTTCTGCTGGTTCTGGAGGAGATTCGTCTTGAACTTCCTCTTTTGGTTCTTCCGTCAGTATTTCTACTTCAGGCATTTCCCCCGCTGCTACTGAGTTATCGTACTCAGAGGCTGCGGCCAACAGTTGTTCGGCGGTTACTTCGCCGGATTCTTCTGGCATAATGCTTCCCAATTAGTGCTTATCCTCGCCCAATCATCGCACTAAAACGATTGGTCGTAGCTGTGGGGTTTTGACTCGTCTGATAATCAACCCCAAACATATCAGACGTAAATTCTTCAGGCTCTTCGATTTCTCTTGCCAGAGCCTCAACAGTGTGAACCGTTGTTCTCACACCATTCGCAAATCCTGCATTAAATTCAAGCTCTTTTTTACTGGACACTGCTTGCTGGTTCTGTTTGAGCACCATATTAAGCAATATCATTCGTAACCTTTTCCCTTCTCCTGAGACGAGGAATTTGCGTAAAGCATTCGATTCAGCCGCAGTCCACTCCGGTTCCCCAATCCACGGAATCTGTTTTGACATCTTCCAAGCTATGCGAATGAATCTAAAAAATCTACTCATCACATATCTCCCTGTTCAACAACTGCTTCAGTTTGTTCAACCATCTGAGCTTCGGGAGCTGGCATTTGTCCAGTAACTGCTGCTACCTCCATTTGCTGTTGCTCCTGCTTAGACGGCATAAATCCAATTTGTACCAAATATTCTTCGACATCCTTTCGCAACGCTCTCGCGTTGTTAGTATCAACTGTTTCAAAGGCATTTAAGAGTTCACCTAATCGCCCACTAATCGCCTGTTGAGCTTGTGGGCTAAACTGCATTCCGCTCTGCATAGACTTCTCAAGGAACTGCATAATCACCCCAATCCTAACTCTATAATCCTGACCTTCTTGAACTGGAATCTGTTCACCAACAAGTAGTGCAGGAATAATCTTCTTCTCATCCGTAACCTCACTGCCCTCTTTCTCGTTCGGGTCTTGGACTAATCGAGGCACTAAGGACGGGTCTTCAAGCTCTAAGATGCTTTTATCCAGCTCAACCTGATTGATCCACGGACTATTCATAAACAACTGTTTACGTTGAACAGCCTTATTTAAAAGCATCACCTTACTAACCATATCCATCCCGCCTCTCGGCTCTAGCTGGTACTCGTCATGTAAGGCAACCGGATCAACTGATAAGCTGTCTTCAAGAAATCTATACTGAAGGCTCTTCTTATCAAATTGAAGCAGGATGCTAAAAGCTTGTCGGAACAGATCACCCAACGCCTGACGGAACAGACGCAGACGCAAGTCCATATTCTGTTGAGCTTGAGCGTTAACCGACTCAATCTCAGTAGCTGTACGGCGATCCCTGTCCGACATAATTCCGTAATCGGGAACGGTCACGCGCTGTTCAGCTATAGATTGCGTCTGCATCATATCCTTGTCGAAGTCCATTGGAGTGTTCGGCATTTGAACTGGTGCGATGCCAAAAGGCAGGATTTGTCCGGGATTTAGCCTTAAATTCACACTATTTGGCAAATCACGCTCGGCTCTGAACAATGGTTTATTGAACAGAGTTGAAGCATCCATTTTCTCGTTCCACGTTTTTGTAAGTGAAGCTTCAAACGGGGCCAGCATCTCGCAAACTCCTCTAGGAGAATACCATCCACCATCAGTGATCTCATACTTGCACGACACAAACGGAGGCTTATCGTGATCGAAAGGAACCTCCATTGTTTCACGCAAAGGAGTATCAGGGGCTTGAGGAGAGAAGCATTGCATAACCCATTTCCCATCTTCGTCATGCGTGTAGACTTCCCAAACAATAACCTGATCCTCGTCGGGAGAATGCGTAATACCCTCCCGTATTTCTTTGTCATATTTTAAATCATCAATCATTCCCGAATCCTGAACCTTAGCCCCAACTAATTTGCTAATAAGGTTCTTGTCGGTCTTGTAAATTCCTGCACGCTTGTAAGATTCAAGACTCATAGGCATTACCTGCGTAATGCGGTCAGCCGTAGAAATGTCCTTAGTCCAAGGCGGGACAATAACGTACATAGGATCAACCGCCTGAAACTCAACCTGCTTACTGTCTGGATTCCAGAACGTCTTCATTACGCTATGACCACTAACAAGCATATGGTCAATCCAACTCATCACCTCAGTGGCGTAGTTGGATTTCTCATGCAGCTTATAACTGAACCAGTGTTCTGCAGCAGTCGTGAATCCTGCCATCTGGCTACGCATAGGCACAAAGGTTGCCAACACATCCAGCCCCATAGCCTGTTGGAAAAAGGCTGGCTTGAGCTTGTTAATGGTAGTGTCTACTAAGGGAAAGTGAATATCAGAAGCGTTGGGCCACGGCTTAACCTTACGGCGTAAACCGTCAGTACGCATCTTGTACCATAAACCCTGCCGAGTCTCCCATCGTGCTCGGCTCTTAATGTCGTCAATGACGAGATCGTAAGTCTTTTCGCTCATCTTGTTCTTTTCTTTTTAAGCTGCTGTTTTGCGTGCTTGTGTGCTTTAGACTTCTTCTTAGTGTTAAGCATAACAGCAACTGCTTGCTTCTTATTCTTGTAGGGCATTATCTTCCCCTCCCTCTGCCTCTGCCGCGAGGGGCAGGTTTGTCAGCTAAGTCTTTTGCGGTTGGTGGTACATAGCCGTTAGGTCGCGGAACCTGAGCTTTTTGAGTTTTCTTTTTCCCCTTAGCCATTAGTGATTATCCCATTCATTAAATTCATCTGGCTCTGGATGCCTAACCTTCATATTTTTCCAAGCCGATATAATCATCATCTCAGCATTAATAGCATAAGGAATACACTCAGAACAAATGTACCCACCCGTTGCCACATCCTTCGCTGCTGCCGCATCCATCTCATTGCAAACATAGCAAACCTTTTCATACGGAGGAACTGGCCTTATGCTTGACCGCCGCAATGTCAACACTTTTCTCCTAATACCCTACAAACATACCATTTGGCAAGGAATCTTCTTGATAATTTCCCTGTGCCTCTTCCATTAACTCACTAACCGTAGGACGGCTTATAGAGTTAAACCTCTCCCAGCTTCCACCTACACCGCCCCCACAGGAGATGCAGCCCATCACCGCATCAGCTCTGTCAGGACTGTCAAGACCTCTGGCTTTCATCTTGTCTTTCGACTCTAACCCCAGCTTTCCTGTTCGACTTACTTCTGAACGTCTTGTCACCATCTGCTGATGAAGCATCCCGTCATCCGGCAAAAGTATCTCCCTCTTCTCAATTACCCTAGCAGCCGTATGCCACATCTCAGCACTCCGGTTTGCGTAACGGTCATCAAACGGTTTCCCTCCAAAGTTAACCCTATGAACATCATAACCCGCATCCATCAAAGCATCACACAAAGGTAATCCCATTCCACCTTCATCAGCATACACCTCATCTTGCGTCAGGTTGTTCTTCTTAATAAGGTTTATGATCTTGCCAATCGTCGTGTTCGTATTCCGCTCACGCCAAGTGACCATCTCCATCACCTTGTTCCCATTCCTGTACGCAAATACACACTCGTCTCCCCCAGCCGCAAAGTCAATAAATGCCACTTTCATTCCGGTTTGTAGCTCAGGAGGGTTTTGTAAACATTCCTCTAAATTCTTCAGATTAAGAACCAGACCTTCCCCGCTATCATCCACAAACTCCCCATAAATCATTGAGCGAACCAAAGGGCTATTTTCCCCATACATCTCAATCTGTTCATCAATCCATTCCTGACTAAGATGAGGACAGTCAAATGCGGTAACTGTATGGCAATCCCAAAACTTCCTTTGCTTGGTAAATGCCTCATAGAAGGAACCAGCAGCAGCACCACAACTGCTCATTAGCAGCAACCTGCTTGGTTGACATCTGGCTATGGCAGTGAAGATAGGATCAGGGACAGTCTTAGCTTCGTCCACAATCATCAACAAGTTCTCTGTCGGCCCCTGCCTGTGCCAACCCTCAAACTTACCCGCATCATTCGTACTAAACCCAATCGCCCTACTGCCATTCTGATAATGCAGTTCATTGCTGGTAGCTCTCCAACCCTGCCCCAAACCACTGACATACTTCTTCAACGTAGGCCAGAGCTGACCTTCAACCTGCCGCCAGACACCAGCAGTCGTTACAACCAAGCTCTCTGGAAACCGAACCATATGCCAAAGGATTGCACTGGCCGCAACCACACTCGTCTTCCCACTACCATTAGCTGCCTTCAATGCAACCTGACACTCTTTAGGGTTTAAAGCCTCCAACACTCTCTTCTGCCAATCATAAGCATCCATCCCCAAAAACATCTTAGGAAAGTTCTCCAACTGACTCGCTTCCTCCAAAGCATCCCTATCCTTAGCAATCCTCTCCAAAGCCCTTTGCGACTTCTTCTCTGAGGGTGATAATACCAAAGATGGTGCAGGAGGGGCTTTGATGGTTTTCTTAGGCAAGACAACATCATACTTACCCTTTTTAGGCTTAGGGCCAGTTCGCTTAACCGGAGGCTGAATAATCAGCTTCTTGAGTTTCTTGGGCTTCTTAGCAGCCATAGTACTGCACAGTACTAATTACGAGACTTTATCCGCTCTGGAATCGAAGACAACTGCGACAGCAACTCCGGTGAGACAGTGCTGGTCGCGGATTGATTATCACTTTTAGTCGTCTTCGGACTCCAGTGCGGGAACCGTGACTGTAAGAAAGACAATGCCAGCTTTCCATCACGGCTTTCCATAATCTTATTAATCAAAGCTTCTTCAGCCTGAGCCTGTGCCGCCAGCACTTGAGCATTCAACTTAGGCTTCTCCTTCCTAAGCTTATCCACTCGACTAGGGCTAATCCCACAAGCCCCACACGCCGCAGTCAAACTCATGCCCCTACTCAGTTTGTCCAGAAACATATCAAGCGTTTCCCCCGTTAGATTCTTCTTGATCGATATATCTGCCATATGTTGCAAGCAATGTACCACAAGTTAAAAACACGTCCAGTTTTTTAGGAGGGGGTGTATAGTATTGGCCGCCGATGGGGGGTGGTGGTGGCGGGGGTGTCTTCCCGCAATCCCGCTTTTATGTTTACCAATTCAATAATGATTAGACTGGTAATGATAAAAGCCTTTATGCTTACCGATTGGCTAAGGATAAGCCTTGCCCCGATTCAACCCCGAAGCCCTGCCCCAATCCGCCCCGCCTGTATCTTGTGCTGTGGATAACAGACCCCCAACATCTTGTACCCTCTATTTGCGCTGTGACGGCGTTTGTTTTGGTTTTGCGTATGATAGGGCATGAGACCATCAAAGGCTCTCAGATTGAATCCTCAGGCGAATAAAGGGCAAAGGAAAAAGAGAATCTATTCTTTATCTTGCCCACCCCCTGCTCACATTCCCCACCCTGCCCAATGGTTCCACGATTTGAGACCAGCCCACGCCCACCGAGTCCAAACCTCCATCAATTGCCAAGCTCCGCCCATCGTTTGAACCAAATGAAAGACGGCCCCGAAGTACTGCGCAGTATTGCCCCCGATCTTGAGACACAAAATAAATGCGATTTAGGTAAAATAAAGCTTCCATCTGGAACCATAGGTGGTACATTTAGACATGCCCAATGATGGGCCAAGCAAAGGACACTATGAAATATTATTCAGTAACCCTAATTTGGAGTGATGACGAATTTCGCTCTTATAAAATCAAATCAATTAACCCTCAAGACGCCCTGCATCGTGCGTTGACTCTTGCCGTCGAGGCAGACGGGGAGCTTGCTGCATCTGGTTTAGCCTCTTGGCTAGTGCTTGACACCTATGAAATGCAAGTAACTAAGGGAAACTATTCAGATGCGCCCATTGACGCAGTTTGCAACGCTTGGAACCTAACCCACTAAACCAAAAGCAAGAAAGGACAAGACAATGAAAGAAACAAAGTTCAAACTCACCGACGAAAACGGAACCGTGCACAATTTCACGCACAAATTCGATCCCGACTCAATTTTCACCCATCAGCACAAACCCTTAAACATTGCGGACACATTCAAACGAATCCCCAACGCCAAAAAGGTTGAGGTATTGGGTCTGGAATTTGAAAGAGAACAGTTCAACTTAGAGAAAATTTATTCACCGATAATTGATTCTCAAGAATATAATTATGATTCTGGAGAATGGGAACACTCCACTAATGGGATTGGAGGCTATGACACCAAGCAAAAAGCTCAGAAAGCTATTGACGAATACGAGATCGAAGGGGAAATAACGAACGCTTACATTGAAACATATTGGCACGTTAAAAAATAACCAATAAACCAAAATCAAGAAAGGACACAAAATGAAAAAGGACAACAAAACAGGATCAGATAAGATCAAAGAAATGGTGAGTGAAAAGCTCATTGAAGGACTACAAAAAGCGATTGATAATGGAGTTGGCTCGTGGCAAATGCCGTGGAGCGGGGGCAATTCATTCCCTAAAAACTTTAAGAGCGGGAAAGGGTATAGGGGAATCAATATCCTAACGCTTGGCTTGCAAGGGTACGAAAGCCCTACGTGGTTAACATTCAAACAAGCCTTTGAAGAAGCGATACGGCAAGCAAAAGCAGACGGAAGGGAGATTGAAGAAAGGATCGAAAAAGATCGCAGGGGAATTCCGCAAGTGAAGCACTACGAAAACGGAAAGCTATTCAAGGGCGGAGTAAAGAAAGGTGAGAAATCAACCCCCGTAATTTATTGGAAATTTCTTTACAAAGACGAAGCGGGAAAGACTGTTAAGGATAGCAAACTCGCGGCCAAAAGAATTCCAATGTTGCGTTACTTTCAAGTATTCAACGTTGCCCAATGCGAGGGAATCAAAGACAAGTGGCAACCTGCTCCCGACAAAGAACATAACCCAATTAAGGAAGCTGAATTGATGGTTGAGAATATGCCTAATGCCCCTGAAATAACTTTCAAAGAAGCAAAAGCATACTACAGACCAGCGACGGACTCGGTTAACATGCCAAGACTAGGATTGTTTCGGAGTGCAGAGGAATATTACTCAACTCTATTCCACGAGCTAATCCACAGCACCGGACATAAGTCCCGACTCGATAGGGAAGGGATAACAGAGTTTGCCGGATTCGGTTCAGAGACCTACAGCAAGGAGGAATTAGTTGCTGAGATGGGTGCGGCTATGCTTTGCGCTATAACTGGCGTCAAAAATGAGGCAATGGAAAAGAACCAAGTGTCCTACCTGCGCGGGTGGATTAAGGCACTAAAAGACGATATCAATCTGGCTGTGTCTGCTGGAGGTCAAGCCCAGCGGGCCGTTGATTATATCGAAGGTACAACTTGGGAAGATTAAAGCCCTTTGCCCTGACATCCTGCCCCTGCGAAGCGGGGGCAGTAGTCAGCGCGAAAGCTGAAACAAACCAAAACAAAACAAAGAAAGTAATACAATGCCAAATACAAAAACAAACAATAAGAAAAAAGTAGCAAAGAAAAAGACAGCTAAAAAGAAGGTAGTCAAACCAGAGTTCCAATACTTAGACACCGCATCAAAGCGAACCGTTCTAAGTGTGGCTCGGGCTGCTATTAAAAAAGAGAACGAAGGGAGAAAAAAGATTTGGGAAATACTAGACTCAAATAAAACCAACCATATCAAGCTTGCTTTGGAGATATATAAGTATGCGGAAAAGATGAAGCTAGGAAAGGCTGATCAAACCTTAAAGAATCATGTCTATGAGTGGCGAAAAGCAAACAAATTGCAAGCCAAGCCCAAAGGCAAAGACAAAGGAGGTCAGAGTAATGAAGGCAAGGCGGGAGCAATCGACAAGACGAACGAGACAATCGAGGAGAGCTTCGACTGTCGGGAAAAGACTGAGGACGGATTGGTTGAGGGCTTCAGGGTTATGTTAAGCAAAGCATTAGACAAAGCTGGAGACTACCCAGAAGGCAAAGAGGCTGCCCATATCTGGAGAATCGGCGGAGCGGTTGCGCTGGCTTGGAGCCGAGTATGCAAAGAGCAATGCGCGGAGCTGACTAAGGAAGAGAACGAGTCTATCAAAGCAGACTTGGAGAACGTAACAGCCAGCACCGGAAGCAACAGGACAGCAAAACAAAAGACAGCAACAGCCAACAACTAAGATAAACCCAGCGGGGGCACTGCCCCCGCTGGTACTGGACAGTAGTGAAATTTTAAAAGGACAATTTAATATGAACTCTATTAAAATAACTATAGAAGACGGATTCGGTAACAAAGCAACTTACCGCACTAGCTACGAAGATTATAAGGGAAGCTGGAAAACTATGCGAATAGACAAAGGTATGCCAAAGCATACCTTTCCCGCTGCAGCAATCAACGAGCAACCGCTTGAGATACAAGCCTTAAACATACTTCAAACTATTGTTGGCTGGGTGTCTGATAACTACCTTACCTCGCCCCACATCATACATAGATTAAAGAAATAATAACACAAAGGGGTATCGCCCCGATTAATGTAGCCCCACGGCGGGACGGTCACAAGCCCGTATAAATACAGAGTGATCAAAACAAAATTGAAAGGACAATAAAATGAGATCATACCCAATATGGAACAAAGTAAAGGCTTGCATATATAAATCCTCTAAGGATTGGGGAGCAAAAGACGAATCAAACGTAACAGTTTGCGTGGGAACCAGTGCGAGCAACTCGCATGAGTTCGTTAATCACAGGACAACGCGGCGAGAACTGGATAACGGGGATTGTGAGTTCAGGTTTTACGTTGACGGAGTTTGCATCAAGAGGGCAGTCGTAACTAAAAAGGAAAAGGAATTGAGGCAACTTGACGCAATAATTAAAGACGCAGACAAAAAGGAGATTGAACAATGAGCGAAAGAACACCCGCAGATATAGCTAAAAATATCTTAGAGAAAGAACTGGAAAAGGTAGAGCTAACCAGAAGGCTAATCCTATCCCTTGAGCTAATGGAAATTGACCCCGATTTTTTCGATGCTGATGGTGACGGGTTTAATTGGGAGACTGTCAAGGAAGGGAGTAGAACCAGCGCAATAAGATTTTACTCTGGCGAATCTTCAACCGTTGTACAAGTGAAAGACTTGCCACAGTTCACGCTACAATATTTGAAAAAGAACAGCGGAAACAAAGACAAGCTAAGAATATTATCATCGGAATTAATAAGGAGAAAGAGAGAGTCAACTACTGTACAGTAGTTAATAACTTGGTGCATTTAATGGTTGACTTAATGGAACCAATGAGTATAATTAAAAGCGAAAGAATAGAAAACCAACGGAGGTCTTTGATGCCCTCCCAAAAATGAAAGGACAACATGAAGAAACTAATCATAATAACAGCACTACTGTACAGTAGTGCTGGTGCGTGGGAGCCTCGCAATGCTCCCCAACCTAAAGAGAGGGCTTTGATTGCTGCTGTAATCATAGCCGAATCAGGCGGCGAAGGGAGGGTCGGTATGGAAGCTGTGTATGAGGTCATATGGCAGCGTGCCGCATTGTCTCACTCAAGCTATACCCAAGTAGTAACTAAACCAAAACAGTTTAGTTGCCTCAATGGAGTCAAGCCAGCCAAGCTAATTAAGAGAATGAGCAAGCATAAACACTACGAATGGGTGAGGCTAGGCTTGTTATTCTTTCCACCAACTACAATCCATACCGTGCCAGACGGCGAGGAAAAGGTAGTGAGAAACCGTGCTGACCACTACTTTGCCCATAAAAAATGCAGCCCTAGCTGGAGCAACGGCAAGGGCAAAGTAATAGGTAATCACACATTCGAAAGGCACAAGTAATGAGCAAGAACAAAAAGATAACTAAAGAAGAATGGCAAGAGATTCTTAAAGACATATCAAAGCTAGGTTACACTGTCATAAAAGAAACCGAAGAAGATGATGATGTTAAACAGATAAGAGTTACATCTATGCCAACTATTAAGGGCAAGTAATAAGGTTTATATATAAACATACCTATCCTTAAACCCCTAAAATCTGAAGCGTATACCAAGCTTTTATTGGATTAATGGAGGTGAGAGAATGAGAACCAAATGCAAACTAAATGAAAACTGAAATGAAAGTATAATCAGATTTGTCTGATGCGAATAAGTCAGGTGAGAGCTAATTATAACTACATTAAAAAATACGGTAAAGATAAAGTTATTAACAGAGAAAGGAAAAGATAAAATGAAGTTTGTAGTATCACTAAAAAACGAGTTCGTGGTGGAAGCCAAAGATAAAAACGTAGCTGCTCGTATGGCTGCAAGTTACTTTAGGCAAGTTTTAAACGGGGATGCTCCAGATGACAGCAGGGGAAACAAGATGAAGTACGCCAACTTCTACTGTTTTCCAATGGAGCACACTGGAGGGATGGAGGGTCAAGGATCAAATGATGTAAGCGTTAATGTAGCCAAACAGAAAAGAAAGGACAGTGATGAGTAGTCCGTGGAATAAGAAACCAGACGATAGATTGGAGCCTCAAGAGAGGGAAGACTTCACTGAATATATGAGACATGAGAGATGGTATGAGTTCATGTTAGGCATTCAGAAGGAAGGGGCAACAATAGACAGAGATAAACTGGCAGAGTTTGGTGATCCTAATGGTGAGCTGTATAGGGTTACTGAAGAGAGAAAGGAAATAAAATGAGAAACCTAGAAATAATAAAAGAGATACTGAAGATAGTAGATAGAGAACTAGAAGACCACCCACTACCACTACCGGAAATGGTAGAGATTAGGGAGCTGATAGTTAGCGAACGACCCCAGTTAAACGAGAGGGTTAACGACAATAACCAACTTAAACTGGAGGGAGTAGAATGAGTACCGGACAGTACCAAAGCCCTTACCGTGAGGGTTTCAGGGAGAAGCGTGGACAGTTACAGATTATGCGCTACAAGTACGGAGACTTTGAGATATGGGAAACCATACCAGAAGTACTACCCGATGGCAGCGTAATGAGAAAGGTTGGTGAAGAAGTTGAACTGGACTCAGGCACATATAAAGTGATAGACGTAACAGACTCCGGTGCATTATGTGAATCGACAGCAAGGAAGGTCGTCGAATATACTACTGATGGAGGGAAGGAAGTTAAGTTTACCGCAACAAGGAAAGGTCATATACGTGTCAGTACATATCGTGAACAACATCTCAGACGAAGAGCAAGCCGCAAAAGACTTTTGCGAGGACTTAAAGAATCTAACTGAGGTTAGCGAGGTAAGAGGATGCAGCCAAAAAAGAATGGGACAAGCAATGATTGGTTGCGGATTGCAGACCTTAAAGGAAGGATGCAGCGATCCCCAAAAAGCATTGAGAATTGCCGAAGCAATGATGGATGCGTGGGAGGAACTGTCAGAAAACCAGTAGCGCATCACGTCCTTTCTGCGCTGCTAAACCAAACGGGGCTGGCTCTTGTCCTTTCTTGCCAGCCCCGTTTTACTTTTAACTTTAAAGGGAATGTAGGTATAGGAACAAGTACCCCCAATACTGTACAGTACCCGAAAATAAACCTTTACATGAACCAAAGAATGTGCCACAATAGGGACACAATATGAGTGAAGAAACTAACATAGTATCAGTGCCCAAGATTAAACAAGAGGACGAACGATCTAGCTTACACGTTAGAGTTACTCCACAGCATCACGCCAAGCTGGCGATGCTGGTCAGAGAAACCGGAAGGTCGAGGAGGGACATCGTTGAGATGTTAATTGATATGGCTAAGGTCGGAGAATATACAGAATAACTTTGGAGGGGAGCACCGCTTTTTCAGGGCATCCAAGCCCGACCTCCTTTGGCGGTGTGACCCTCCTATTAAATACCAATGAACAGTAGAGAGAAAGGAAAACGTGGGGAGAGATTGTGGAGAGACCAGCTAAAGTCTGCTGGCTACCCCAACTCTAGGAGAGGACAACAGTTTAGTGGAGATGAATCTGCACCGGACGTTATCTGCGAAGACCTGCCCCACCTACACTTTGAAGTAAAATATACGCAAAGGCCAAACATAGAGGCTGCACTCATACAAGCCAAAGGGGATTGTGGTGATAAGCTACCCGTTGTAGCAAGCTACCGAACCGGAGGAAAACTGAAGGAGTGGGTCGTATCAATGACAGCCGAAGCGTACTTTAAACTAATAGAACAATGCCAAATAAAGAAAAAGAACATATCGGAACCGTGCTCGCCAGAGCACAGTTGAAATTCACAACAGCACCGTGCTCAGGGTTTAACCCTCACTACGGTAACACTTATGCGATGGCTAAGGACTATATAGACTCCTGCCGTACAGCATTAAACGAAGAAGGGGTGCTGGTTAACTTCAAGCTGGACTTCATGCCCGAAAGGACAGAGGGAACCATAGACAAGGAAACAGGTGAAGTGGTGAGTAAGACTCATTACCCTCGTCAAGACTTCCTAAAGTTGAAGCTCATACTGGGAGATCAATGCTTGGAAAGTATTTGCCCGATTGTTGTAACGGACAATATGCAAACAAGAAAGTCTGCCCACACTTACGCGATGAGGATACTGCTTGAGGGTGCGCTATGTATAGCATCTGATGAGGTTGATGATGATGGTAGTCTTGCCGTTGGGAAAACCCTAATGAACGACGACTCATTTAAAGCTTCTAAAAACAAGAAGACAGAGAACAAAACTAATTACAAGAAGCCTACCCCTAAGTCGAGAGACGAAGCGGTTGAAGCTAACGCTGACTTCTTGAAATGATTAACAAGGGTGAGTGGTAGCGATGGTATCTGATATAGTGTCAGGGTGTTTTTCACAATTATGCCTATTGCCTACGCCGTGACCCGCTCACCCTTACCAATTTAATATTATGACTAAACACAAATACAAATACAAATACGTGGTAGTCTGTCCACAGGACGAACTTGTGGATGAGACGTTTGAAAAACTGAAAGCCAAAGGCTGGGATGAACGCCTGTTCTTGGAGAGGGTTATGTATAAATACTTCAAGCCATTGCGGGATAAGCAGGGGTTTGGGGTTTGGGAGGAGAACGCCCGTAGCCTAATGAGCCGTCTGGTGACGAGGGTTGTTGATGAGTTTGAACGAGACGACGATGGCTCTAAAGTATGGTACAGTGACCACTGAGATCAACCATAGCGAAAGGGCACACCACCCAGACTTCCCTCCCTCATCGTTGCCAGCATTCGCCAAGTGTCCGTGCTATAAGTCATCGGACACTGTTGGTAGGGCAGCGATAAGAGGGACGGAACTCCACGAAAAGCTGGAGGAAATACTGTGCAGTACTGAATTAGTAAAGGAGCTAAAAAAGAAAGGAGAGTAAAATAAAAGTGTACGACATAGACAGCCACACATTTATGAAACGATCCCACTTTGAGAGAGTCAACTCTCATTGGGTGAGAGCTTTCTTTAATGAGGATGAGTGGGCAGGTACACTAAAGGAGGCTAAGATAACTGGAGTTTGGTTTCATAAAACCTACAAGTACTACCCTCTTCGCAATGAGAGTGAAGTAAAGCACGATTCCCCGCAAATCAACATTCAGTTAAGGAGGGAGTCCGAGGAGAGAAATGCAGCGTTGCCAGTTAAAGCTCTCCGACGAAAACCTTTCCGGAGAAAGCGTCTGCGTCCTCTTGACGGCAGATGGTTTGATTTGAATACAATTAAGTCAGCCGTGGCTAAGTACGCAACCTTCAGTGCATCGCCAGTATGGCCCGCCGACTCACCCTCACCTCCAAGAGTTCCAACGAAAAGGCTTGAGCCTGTATCGTTTTACTGTCCTCCAGTTATCGAGGCAGTTCCTGAGCCAAAGCTTGTTACAGAGACAAAGGCACTCATTAACAAGAAGTACGAAGAGATGCTGAGTACAGCAATGACAAGACAGGATATCGCAGACGCTTGGGAATGGTGTCATAGGATGTATGATGCAGTAGATGTGCTTATAAAAACCGGAAGGGTGCATGAGTTTATTACTAAACAAGGAGACAACGAATGCAAGAAAGAACACCAGATCAAATAAGGGACGAGGCAATTAAATGGTTTAATCAGGTTGCCCCTCCAAAATATAACGATGGTCAGGCAAGGAAAGAGGTTACAGATAATCTCGACAACCACCCCGATTTAATAGGGGCTTTAGGAGAGGAACTAACTGATGCAATCTTTTACCTACGCAGTCTTGCCCATCAGCTAGACGAGAAGGACGAGGAGATTGAGAAGCTTAAAAGCAGACTTGAATACTACGAATCACTAGCCAAGAGATAATGCTGGATATTAACACACCTAAAGGTCAGGAAGCTTTAAGGAATGAGCACGAGTGCATATCAGCATTCTGCAAGCTCTACCCTGACTACAAGTTTCTTGAGACTGATAAGCGTAAACCTGCTGCCATTGATGGCTTCTTTTACCTGCACAAAAACCAATGGGTTGACTGTGCTGTGGAGGTTAAGACTAGGAACGTGACGCAGGAACAACTGGTGTGCGACTACGGTAACGAGCTTCTCATATCTCATCAGAAGATATTGAAAGGACAAAGGATAAGTCAGCTTATATGCTGTCCGTTTGTTGTGATGGTTTATCTTGTCCCTGATAAGATCATACTAACCATCAGACTAACTGACGATAAAGGGAAGTTCCTAGTGGACTTCGATGTAAGGAGGACTAAGTACAGGGCAACTGTTAACGGGGGTGAGGCAGTTGGAGATAACGCATTCATCCCTATGGACAAAGCAAAGGAACACAAATGGTTTACGAAACAAACTGCAAACGATGCGGGGCAGTAATGAAAATCCCCGTTAATGAAGAGGACGACAAAGCTTGTAGGGAGATGGGAATTAACCCTGACAAGTGGATTGAGTCACTGATCTGCAAGAGATGCACATACTATAGAGACACAGGGAAACGCCCACCGTTAAGCAGTAACGTAAAGGATTTCCTAATGGGAGGTGGAGATGAAAAAACTTGAACTAGCCGCAGCTATCGCAGTTGCACTGGGGTTTCTGGCAATCATAATTAAACTTGTTACGCTAGTATGAAAGAAGAAGAATTAAGTATGCAATGGCAAAAGATTGGGATGCGTATCCTTATGGATAAGAACGCCAGCCGTAGCGAAGTGGACAGCGCGATCATAGGTGTGCGCGGATCAAACAATGAATGGCTGAAGGAACAGCTAGAACTAAAGCGACAGACCGCTTGGAAGGCTAAGAATGTCAAAGACAATTAAGAGCTACCCAAAGGAGATTGTCTGGGCTGCATCCTACATCCTGTCAGTGGCAGGTAGGAAGAAGCTAATCAGCGAGCAGCGTGTGTCCATCATGCGTGACGGTGAAGAGATAAGCTTTGGCAGTATGGATGCCTATTGCAAAGGGCATCTGTTTGATCTCAAGACAGGCATGAAGCGGGACTACAAACAGCAGATGGCTGCGTATGCGCTGGGTGTCATGCAGAAGTTTGGTGACAAGAAACTCAAGTGTCATCTGGTCTACTCCAGATATAGGGATGTAGAGACTTTTGATATTGAGTTAGAGGAAGCAGAGCGTATAGTGTACGGCATCGTTGATTCTGTTAACGACCCCACCCGCTCGCCGTGGCCGTGTGATTACTGTCGCTGGTGTGCCAGAAAGGATAATTGCACAGCCATTAAACATTTTAGCTATACCATCGCCGGACAAGTTGAGGCGATGAAAGCAATCAATCTCAATGAACCAGTCACACCCGCCGTTAAGGAACGGTTACTCTCCATCGTGAGTGCGGTGGAGCAATGGGGAGGCTGGATTAGAGAGAAGGTAAAAGAGAGAAAGTAATATGCCTGAAGAAAATAAAGCAAAGTATAAGTACAGTAAGGTAGCCAAGAAGGGTTATCTATATAAGAACGACCGCAAGCGTGAGGGTAGCAATGACCCTGACCATAAAGGAAAGATTGTCGAGCTTGAGCTTGAGTCTTTGAAGGAGGTCGCAAACAGTGAGGGTAAGGTCAATCTGTTCCTGTCTGGTTGGATTGAGGAAGACCAAGAAGGAACCCCTCGTGTCAGCTTGGCAATCCAGAAGGGTGTGCCAACTGAAGCTGAAGCTGCTCAACCAGCAGCATCACCATTTTAGTACTGAACAGTACTAAAGAAAGTAACCCCTCTCCTTGTTTGCAGTTCGGGGAGGGGGGTTACAATTAAATCTCAGAAAGGAAATATGAAAAGGAAAAGAAAAATAACAGAGGAGGACAGAACCTACACCAAGATGGCTGTCGTCGCCGCAAGCTTTGCTTACGGGGTTAACGACTATGACATACTGGGAGACACAAAAGCAGGTAGGGTTGGGGTAGCAAGACAGACAGCATACTGGATACTAAGAAAGTCTGGAATGCCCTACACTATGATTGCTGAGACGATGGGTAAGAAGTGTCACGGCAGTCCTATCCACGGATATAAAAACATAGAGAACATACTTGAGCTAGATGTAAGGAACG